GGGAGGTACAAGCCGAAGAGGCTGCCACGTTTCGAACCGAGTTTCTCGCCAAGCAAGAACAAGAACGTAATCATGCGGATATGGCACAACATAGCAGTGTGGAGGACGAGCCAGTAACAGTGCCAGCCTTTCGTGAAGATAGCGACAGCACAACCAGTGGATTGGATCAGACATACGCTAGTAGCGAAGTGGCAGGATCGGAAGTTAGCCGAGAAGAATTCGAAGCACTTAAAAGCACAGTGAAACGGCTGGAGAGCGCAGTATTTACAGTGAGGGAGGTAGCTTAGGCTACCTTTTCTCCTCATGAAAATAGGCGATAGAGTACTTCACAAGTCGGGATATAAAGGCACAGTAAAACGAATTGTAGATCCATGGGTATTCGTGGTTATTGATGGCATGAATACAGCTATACCGTATGGCATTGGGAGTTTGAAAGTTATCGAAGAGGAATAAAAAGTTATCTATAGGGGGGATACACATGAATTGGAAGGAATCATACGCTGATACATGCGCTGAATTGCAGATGATGAAGCTCAGAGAATTCGAACTTCGTAAGCAATGGGAAGCAGCTCATAAAGCTATGAAAGAAGGTAAAATGCCTTCGAGCATCTATTGTCATATAGATCTGGTAAAGGGACTAGAACTGTATAACGTAGCTGCTGATAAACTTAATGAGTGTGTAGATGAAGTCCAAAGATTGGAAGGAATTAAACGTCAATATGAATCATACATGGATCAATTCACAGGGTTAGATAATGTAATATTGTCCAAACGGGCACAGGGATACAGCTTGAAAGAAATAGCTGCGTTTACTGGACATTCATACGGATATATCAGAAACAAAATGGCGAAACATGACAAAGTGGTGACACAAAGTACAAAAGCATCGTGATATAATGGTTTCATGAGGAATTGGCATTCGGTAGCGCGCGAACCGCCCCTAAGTGCTGATTCCTCGTCACTTTCATTCCCTCACTGTTCACTCCTTACTCAGCGTCGATTGCTACGGGTCGGCGCTACTTTTTTTTAAAATATCAAGGTAACGGTTAACTCCGTTGCCTTTTTTGTTTTATCTACGAAGCGACCGAATAATCCCAATAGAATGGGGGCCGTAAAGGGTTGAAGCATTCAGACCGATGGATATACCTCTTATACACATCAATGTTTATAGCATACACAGGGATAATTTATTTAACGTATTACTGGAGGTGAGAGGAATGGCTGAAGGAGAAGTCAAAGTAGGACGATTGATACCAGATCTGTATGTGCTTGATACAAGCAAGTTAAAGACAATTGGAGATATCGTGTTGCTACTTGGAAACATGAACATAACAACACACGAAGGTACGCCGGGATTTGATGAGATCAAACATTTATTCAAGAAAGTATAGAGTGAGGTGAAAACAATGGCAGACTTGAGACCGCAGATTATGTTGTTTGTAACAGAGTACATCAAGAATGGTGGTAATGGCACAAACGCCGCGATAGCTGCCGGGTACAGTGAGAAATCAGCATACAGCCAAGCGAGTAGGTTGCTAAAAAGTGTTGAAGTTCAACAATATCTTAACAATACTCAACAAAGTATTAACAAGGACTTGCGTATGATGTTCGCTGAAGATGCTGTTAAGGCATATACAGTAATGCTTGAGGTGATGAACGACCCCTTAACACCACCTAAGGATAGGCTAGTTGCTGCAAGGGATTTGTTGGACAGAGCTGGTTATAAACCAGTTGATAAAATCCAAGCAGATGTGGATGCTGAAATAAGTTTCAAAGTATCATTACCGGAGGGATTGGGCGATGCCGACGATTAACATCGACTTAACCGAGTTGCCGACTCTAACTAATGATCGGTTCTATCCACTCTACATGAACAAGGATAGATACTTGGTGCTGATGGGCGGCGGCGGTTCGGGTAAGTCGGTGTTTATGGCTCAGAAGATCATCTTACGACTACTGACTGAGAATAAGCACCGGATTCTTGTACTCCGTAAGGTAGCTAAGACGCTGCGTGAATCAGTGTTTATGGAGCTTAAGAACGCTATATACCGTTGGGGATTAGAGAAACTGTTCAAGATACCTAAGGGAACGAGTTCAGAACTACACATAAGCTGCATCAACGGTAACGAGATCCTATTTGCAGGGCTGGATGATGTAGAGAAGCTAAAGTCTATATCAGGCGTTACTAGCGTGTGGATGGAGGAAGCAAGCGAGTGTTCACCGGAAGACTTCAGGCAGCTTGATATCCGGTTACGCGGTAAGACAATCAATTACAAGCAGATGATGATTACCT